GTTGCAGCTTCGCACCGACCGCGACGATAATGAGGTCTTTCACCGGCCCCGCCGGGCAGTGTACTACTAAGGATTTTCCATGGCCTCAAACAGTATGACCTCTTCCCTCGCTACGGTGCCATTGGGCTTGAACGCAGAGGACATTGACTTTACGGACATCCCGCAGGACGACACCCCTGCGGTCGAGATTGAGATTGACGACCCAGAAGGCGTACGGGTCGGCATTGACGGCATGGAGATTGATCTGATGCCCGGCGAGGAATCCAAACGGTCCGAGCAGCACGGCGACAACTTAGCCGAGTACATGACCGAGGCTGAGCTCAGCACACTGGCCAGTGAATTGCTGGAGCTGGTGGACGCTGACATTACGTCCCGCAGAGATTGGGTGGATATGTATGTCCGCGGCCTTGAGGTCTTGGGCATGAACTACGAAGACCGCACCGAGCCATGGGAAGGTGCTTGCGGCGTGTACTCCACAGTGCTGACTGAGGCTGCCATCCGGTTCCAGAGCGAGACGATCATCGAGACGTTCCCGGCCGCAGGCCCTGTCAAGACAGAAATTATTGGTGCGATCGACAAGCTCAAAGAAGAAGCCGCGGAGCGGGTCCGTGAGGACATGAACTACAAGCTGACAGAGGAGATGCCGGAGTATCGCCCTGAGCACGAACGCATGCTGTACAACTTGGGTTTGGCTGGTGCGGCGTTCAAGAAAGTCTACAAAGACCCATCGCTTGGCCGGCAGACTTCCATCTTCGTGGGCGCAGAAGACATCATCATCCCTTACGGCGCGAGCAGCGCGCGTACTGCGGAGCGGGTCACGCACACGATGCGTAAGACCAAGAACGACATCCGTAAGCTGCAGGTAGCAGGGTTTTACTGTGATGTGGAGCTGGGCGAGCCCGTTACGTTCCACACGGACATTGAGAAGAAAAAGGCCGAAGACCAAGGGTATACCCTGACGGACGACGATCGGTACCAGATTCTGGAGATTTGCGTTGACCACGACATTCCCGGCTATGAGGACGAGGATGGCATCGCGCGGCCGTACGTCGTAACCGTCGATCGCTCCACCCAGAAAATCTTGGCCATCTACCGTAACTGGGACGAGGACGACAAGCTCAAGCAGAAGAACCAGCACTTCGTGCAGTACACCTACGTGCCCGGGTTTGGTGTTTATGGTCTGGGCCTGATCCACATCATCGGGGGCTACGCGCGCGCAGGTACTTCCATCATCCGCCAGTTGGTCGACGCCGGCACGCTCTCCAACTTGCCCGGGGGTTTGAAATCCCGCGGCTTGCGGATCAAAGGCGACGACACGCCGATTGCTCCCGGTGAGTTCCGCGACGTGGATGTGCCCTCTGGCACGGTGCGCGACAACATCATGGCGCTGCCATACAAAGAGCCAAGCATGGTGTTGGCCGGGCTGCTGGACAAGATCACCGAAGAGGCGCGCCGCCTCGGCTCCGTGGCAGATATGAAGGTCAGCGACATGAGCGCTAACGCGCCGGTCGGAACCACACTGGCCATCCTCGAGCGCCAGCTTAAAACCATGTCGGCCGTGCAGGCCCGGATTCACTATTCGATGAAGGAGGAGTTCAAGCTCCTCAAGCGCATCATCCGCGACAACACGCCCGGCGAATACTCATACGTGCCTGTAGGTGGAAACCCTAAGGCCAAGCGCGGCGATTACGACTTGGTCAACATCATTCCGGTGTCTGACCCCAACAGCGCGACCATGGCTCAGCGGATCATGCAGTACCAAGCTGCGATCCAGTTGGCGCAAGGGGCCCCACAGATTTATGACCTGCCACAGTTGCACCGCCAGATGCTCGAGGTTCTGGGCATCAAGGGCGCAGACAAGCTGGTGCCGATCGAAGACGACATGAAGCCGCGCGACCCCGTCAGCGAGAACATGGCCATCATCACAGGTAAACCGGTCAAAGCGTTCATTTACCAAGATCACGACGCACACATTGCGGTGCATACCGCCATGATGCAGGACCCCAAGATCATGGGTCAGATTGGCCAGAACCCACAAGCTCAAGCGATGCAGGCAGCCATCATGGCCCACGTTGCGGAGCACGTTGCGTTCCAGTACCGCGCGCAGCTCCAAGAGCGCCTCGGCGCTACGTTGCCCGAGCCCAACGCCGAGATTCCGAAAGAATTGGAAGTCCAGCTGTCCAAAGTGGTGGCCCAAGCCGCGGCCCAGCTGCTGCAGATTCACCAAGGCGAAGCTGCTCAAGCGCAGGCTCAAGCGCAAGCGCAAGACCCGATCGTCCAGATGCAACAGGCCGAGTTGCAGATCAAGAAGCAGGAAGCCGACATGAAAGCCCTCAAGATCAAGGGCGACCTGCAGATCAAGGCGGAGGAGCTCAGCCTCAAAGCACAGGATCAAGCTGCCAAGGGTGGAGAAGACCCGATGATGGCGGCTATGCGCCTGCAGCAGGAGATTGCACAGGCCCAAGAGCTGCACGGGTTGGAGATGGCAGCCAAGCAGATGGAGTTGCAGCAAGCGCAGGCCCAGCAGCAGCAAGCCATGCAGATGCAGCAGCAACAGGCCCAGCAGAAAATGGCGCATGGTGGACAAGTACATGCCCAAAAAATGGCGCACGGCGGACAGGTTCATGCACAAAAACTGGACCACGCTGAGCGCTCAATACAACAACAGCCGACTGCGAATCCGTCGGGTAGCAAAGGAGAGTGATGGCTAATACGGTAATGGACCTCCTTCAGAAAAAACTGAAGGAGCAAGAAGAAAGTCATGTTCAAGCTTTGGCGGGAGGCGCGGTCATTGACTACGCCGCCTACCGGGAACTGTGCGGAGTGATCCGAGGTCTGCAGACCGCACAGCGCGAAATTGCCGACCTCGTGCGTAAATTGAAAGAGAACGACGATGACTAACTTTGACGTCCAAGCAGTGGATTTGTCAGGCTTGCTCAACACCCCAGTTGCGGACAAAGCCAAGCAAATTCCTGAGCCGGTGACTTATCACCTTCTGTGCATGCTCCCAGAAGCCAAAGAAGAGTATGAGGGTGGCTTGCTTAAAGCCAACCAAACCATGATGCACGAAGAGCTGCTGTCTCCCGTGTTGTTTGTGGCCAAGATGGGCCCCGATGCGTTTAAAGACGAGAAACGTTTTCCAAGCGGCCCAAGCTGCAAGGTTGGCGACTTTGTGTTGGTCCGCCCAAATAGCGGTACCCGCATGAAAATACACGGTACCGAATGGCGGCTGATTAACGACGACTCCATCGAAGCCGTTGTTGAAGACCCCCGCGGCATTCAACGTCCCTAAGGAGTAAATCATGGCCATTGAAAAAACTGAATTTGAATTTCCCGACGAGGTCGAGGAAAACCCCCGCAAGGGCGGTAAAGTAGTGGAGCAAGAAGACGATATTGAAATCGTCGACGACACACCGGCAGAAGACCGCGGCCGCAAGCCCATGGAAGAGCCGCCCAAGGATGTCACCGACGAAGAGTTGTCTAAATACGACGAGTCCGTTCAAAAACGGATTAAGCACTTTACTAAGGGCTACCACGAAGAGCGCCGGGCCAAAGAAACGGCGCTACGGGAGCGCGAGGAAGCGCTGAAAATGGCGCAAACTATTGTGGAAGAGAACAAAAAGCTGAAGGGCTCGCTGTCTCAAGGCCAGAATGCGCTGCTGGAACAGGCCAAAAAGAACATTGCGCACGAGGTTGAAAAGGCCCGCGCCAAGTACAAAGCCGCTTACGAATCGGGGGATTCCGACGCGCTTGTGGCTGCGCAAGAAGAAATGACGTCGGTAAAACTCAAATCCGATCGGGTAAATAATTTTAAACCTGCCCCTTTACAAGAGGAAAAGTTTAATGTACAAACTAATCAACCGGATAATCAAGTCCAGAAAGTGGACCCTGAACTGGCTAGTTGGCAAGACCGCAATACGTGGTTTGGTCCAAATAAACGGTTAACAGCGTACGCGCTGGGGGTACATGAGGATTTGATTGCTGATGGAATTCCAGCAGGCAGCAAAGAATACTACCGTCGTATTGATGCTGAAATGCAGGAGCGCTTTTCGGACGTGTTTGGGTCTGAAAAGTCGGGGGATGCGCAAACTCCCTCGTCTAGAAAAACAAACGTTGTCGCACCGGCAACACGTAGTACTGCTCCCCGAAAGGTCGTACTTACCAAAACGCAGGTCGAAATCGCCAAGCGGCTCGGGGTTCCTTTGGAACTCTATGCTCGTAAGGTTGCGGAAGAAATGAGGAAATGAAAATGGCTGAACAAATTCGTGATAAGCGTGAACAGACGACCCGTGCATCCACCACTCGCCCAGCGAAGTGGTTGCCGCCCCAACTTCTGCCTGATCCCAACCCGGAGGATGGCTATGCGTTTCGTTGGGTACGTATCAGCACGCTGAACAAAGATGACGCCACCAACATTTCGTCAAAACTCCGTGAAGGCTGGGAACCTGTAAAGGCTTCTGACCATCCCGAGATTCGTCTCTTCGGCACCGACGACAAGCGGTTCCCTGATTCGGTTCAAGTGGGTGGCCTGTTACTTTGCAAAACCCCGGTGGAGTTCGTTGATCAGCGGAACGCGTATTACAGCCAACAGGCTGAGGCGCAAATGCAATCAGTGGACAACACCTACATGCGCGAAAATGATCCTCGGATGCCTTTGTTTAAAGAACGAAGCACTAAGGTCACTTTCGGTAAGGGTATTTAACTTTTTGGAGTATTAACATGGCTTATCCTACAGTCAGCGCTCCGTACGGTTTGAAGGCCATCAACTCACTTGATGGCAAACCATACGCAGGCGCTATCCGCCAGATTCCTATGGCATCTGGCTACACTGCCACCTTTTTTGGTGATGCAGTGCTCATCGTTGACGGTTATCTGAACAAAGACACCGGCACTACTGCAGCCACTCCTTGCGGCGTGTTTGTTGGTGGTTCCTACGTGAATTCGTCGGGCCAGACCGTTTACGCCCAGTACCTGCCGGCCGGCGCCACAAACCCAATCGGTTATGTGGTTGACGACCAGCAAGCGCTGTTTAAAGTGGCCGTTGTGTCTGGCACTACCGTGATTGCTGGCGTAAGCCGCGCCGTGGTCGGTTCCAACATGGCTTTGGTGCAGAACGCAGGTAGCACTACGACAGGTAATTCTGGCGTGGCGGTACTTTCTACCAGCACAAACACCACCGCTACCTTGCCAATCCGTGTGATTGACGTGGTGTCCGATACCGCTACCGGTTCGGATTCGTATGTGGAATTGTTGGTGAAAATCAACACCCACCAGTACAACAGCACCACTGGTGTTTAAGGAGTAAACCATGGCTATTTCACGCGCACAACTGCTCAAGGAATTGCTCCCCGGCTTGAACGCTTTGTTCGGTCTGGAGTACGCTAAGTACGGCGAAGAGCACAAAGAAATCTACGAAACCGAAGCCTCGGAGCGTAGCTTTGAAGAAGAAACCAAACTGTCGGGCTTCTCCGCAGCTCCTGTCAAGAACGAAGGCTCCGCCATCGCTTACGACAACGCGCAAGAAGCATGGACAGCTCGGTACACCCACGAAACCATTGCAATGGGCTTCTCCATCACGGAAGAAGCAGTGGAAGACAACTTGTATGACTCGTTGTCCAGCCGCTACACCAAGGCTTTGGCCCGTGGTATGGCGTACACCAAGCAGGTTAAAGCTGCTGCGATTCTGAACAACGGCTTTGCCGGTGGCCCCACTTATGGTGACGGTCAAGTTCTGTTCTCGACAGCTCACCCCCTGATCTCTGGTGGCGTCAACAGCAACCGCCCAACTACCGGCGCTGACCTGAACGAAACATCGTTGGAAAACGCTGTCATTCAGATCGCTGCTTGGACAGACGAACGCGGTCTGCTGATTGCAGCCAAGCCAAAGAAGCTGATTGTGCCCCCAGCACTGATGTTCGTGGCTACTCGTTTGTTGGAAACTGAACTCCGCGTTGGCACTGCTGACAACGATATCAACGCCATCAAGAACAACGGTTCTATTCCCGGTGGTTACACCGTGAACCACTTCTTGACCGACACAAACGGCTGGTTCTTGATGACTGACGTGCCTAACGGCCTGAAGCATTTTGTGCGTACTCCGCTGCAAAATTCCATGGACGGGGATTTTGACACCGGCAACGTTCGTTACAAGGCCCGCGAGCGTTATTCGTTCGGCGTGTCTGACCCGCTCGGCGCTTACGGCTCCCCCGGCGCTTAATCCGGGAACTGAAAAAGGGGCCTTGTGCCCCTTTTTCTTTTGGTGTATATTTGTTTAAACCCGGACTTTTCCGGTGTATCTGACGGCTCCGGGCCGACGACATGCAGACAGATGCACCTCAACTCGCATGTGAGGAATCACCATGGCTAATACCACCTTCAACGGCCCAGTTCGCTCCGAGAACGGCTTTCAAGACATCTCCATCAACTCCACCACTGGAGCTGTTACCGTTGACGCCACCTTCGGCGCAACAACCAGCGTGACTGACTTGACTACCACCAATCTGACGACCACCAATTTGGTCTTCACTGATCAAAACCACCCAACAACTGCCGCGATTAACGCCACAGCTACCGCCACCGCAGCGCAGGTTATCACGGGCTACATTACATCCACTTCGGCCGCAGCGACAACCATCACTCTGCCCACCGGCACGTTGCTGGGCGCAGCCTTGGGTGCTACTGCTGGCACCGTAATGGACCTGTACATTGACAACACCGCTGGCGCAAGCACTGTGACCATCGCTGTGGCGGTTAACGGCATCTTGTCGACTGCTGCTGCTGATACGGCCGGTTCGTTTGGCGATCTGACTGTGGCCTCCGGCGCCACTGGTCTGGCTCGTTTCACGATCATGTTCTCCAGCGCCACTGCGTACGTGTTCACCCGCACTGCTTAATCAACCCAAGGGGCTTCGGCCCCTGTTCTAAAGGAGATTGATTATGGGTATGCAATATGATGTTAAGTCGCAACACGCGGCTGTTTCTGGCTTGATGGTTCCGTACCGAACTCGTTTAAAAGGGGCTGTAATATTTCCTTTCAGCGGTGCTACGGGCTACTCGGCTTTTGTTGATAACACCTCGATTGCTGGTACGTACGCACGCGCCACAACCACCGCAACTGTAACCGCAGCAAACCACGGTTTGTCTACGGGGCAGTGGGTGTACTTGGACTGGGATTTGACTGATAACCCCTACCAAGTAACTGTGACAAACTCCAACGTCTTTACAGTAACTGTGGCAGACAGCGGCGCAGCAAGCGGTAACGTAACTGTGTACAACAAGATGTTGCTTCAGGCAGATGCGTCAAACGCTACTGCGTATACGATAGTAATACCCGGAGAAGGCATTTTGGCCGCTAACGGCATTAGAGTGTTTTTGGCAACGGACATCCACTGCACGGTGTTCTATGGCTAAGAAGACCCCATCCCTTGCTATTGGTCGTGGCGAAAAGCTGCCTGCCTCCAAAGGGGCTGGGCTAACAGCCAAGGGCCGTGCCAAGTACAACGCTGCAACCGGTAGCAACCTCAAAGCCCCGCAACCGCAGGGTGGCAAGCGCAAGGACTCGTTCTGCGCACGCATGAGTGGTATGCCCGGTCCAATGAAAGACGAGAAGGGAAAGCCCACTCGTAAAGCCGCGTCACTGGCGCGATGGAAGTGCTGATATGGAACTTATGGCTTGGAATGTACTGTTGTCGTTTGCGTCAGCGGCGTTGTTGTTTTGGGTAAAGGTGTCTCACGATGAAGTAAAGCGCCTGAGCATCTTGTTGAGTAAGACCCGCGAAGAAAATGCTGAGAAGTATGTGACTAAGGCAGATGTGCATGGCGATATTAATCGTGTTCTGGCGCGGCTAGACCGGCTTGAGAGCAAGATTGATGACTTTATGAAGGAGCATCGCAGTGCCATCAGTTAGCAAGAAACAACATAATTTTATGGCAGCGGTGGCTAACAACCCATCGTTTGCCAAGAAGGTAGGCGTCCCACAATCCGTGGGCAAAGATTTCTCCAACGCGGACAAGGGCCGCAAATTTTCAAAAGGTGGCGATATGAAACACGAAGACGTAAAGATGGACAAGGCCATGATGGACAAGGCCATTGGCAAGCATGCAGCGATGCCCGCCTCCAAGGCACACAAGGGGCTGAAAGCTGGCGGTGTTACGCGTGCTGATGGCTGCGTGACCAAGGGCCACACCAAGGGCAAACAGATCAGCATGAAGAGCGGCGGCATGGCCTGCTAAGCCATGAGAGCCAGTCGCGGTATGGGGGCCATATCCCCCTCTAAAATGCCCAAAGGCGTGAAAAAAGCCCGCCGGGATGATACCGACTTCACGCAGTACGCTGAAGGCGGTAAAGTCAATGCGGCTGGCAACTACACCAAGCCCGAGATGCGCAAGCGGATCGTGAGCCAAGTAAAGTCTGATGCAACGCAAGGCACTGGCGCAGGTCAATGGTCAGCCAGAAAAGCGCAGCTCGTGGCCAAGAAGTACAAAGCCGCTGGCGGCGGATACCGAGACTGACATGAAAGCCCCGCAAAAATCGCTCAAGGACTGGGGGGACCAGAAATGGACCACAAAATCCGGCAAGCCGTCGAGCAAGACGGGGGAGCGGTATTTGCCCGAAGCTGCTATAAAATCTCTGTCACCGGCCGAGTACGCTGCGACAACCAAAGCCAAGCGTGCTGGCAAAGCCGCAGGCAAACAGTTCGTGGCCCAGCCCAAGACCGTCGCAAAGAAAACAGCAGGGTTTAGATAATGGCAACCTCCGGCACCACCGCATTCAACATGGACCTCACCGAGCTGGTGGAGGAGGCGTTCGAGCGTTGTGGTGCGGAGCTGCGTACTGGTTATGACCTGCGCACTGCGCGGCGCTCGTTGAACTTGCTGTTTGCAGACTGGGCCAACCGCGGCATCAACATGTGGACGTTTGAGCAGGGGACTATTCCTTTGGTCCCGGGCACAGCCACGTATGACCTTCCGGCCAACACTGTGGACTTGATGGAACACGTCATCCGCACGGGCGCGGGCTCGGCGTCGACGCAGGCCGACCTGAACATCACGCGTATCAGTGTCTCCACCTACGCCACCATCCCCAATAAGTTGCAGCAGGCCCGGCCTATTCAGGTTTGGATTGAGCGTCTGCAGCCGAACCCCCGAATAACTGTCTGGCCCGTGCCAGACAACAGCCAGACTTACACATTTGTGTACTGGCGCCTCGTGCGGATCGACGACGCGGGCAATGGCGTAAACACGATGGACGTACCGTTCCGGTTCTTGAACTGTATGGTGGCAGGTTTGGCGTATTACTTGGCGCTCAAGATTCCCAACGCCGTTCAGCGCCTAGACGTTTTAAAAGCTCAGTACGACGAGGCTTGGGACTTGGCCAGCACCGAAGACCGGGAGAAAGCGGCGGTCCGGTTTGTGCCACGACACATGTTTATCGGCGGCGGGGGGACCTGATGCCTAACCGGTTTGCGTCAGGCCCACGGGCCATCGCGATGTGCGATATTTGTGGGTTCCAATTCAAACTCAAGGAACTCAAGACGCAAATCGTCAAAACCAAACCGGTAAACGACCGCGTGTGCAAAGAGTGCTGGTCACCCGACCACCCTCAGCTGCAGTTGGGCATGTACCCCGTTGACGATCCGCAAGCGTTGCGCAACCCGCGCCGCGATACAACGTACGTTACCGCTGGGGTTAACGCCGGAGGAAACTTAACTGGCGGCTCGCGGGACATTCAATGGGGCTGGGCGCCGGTTGGCGGGGCGAGCAGTTTTGACGTGGGGCTTACCCCGAATTACTTGATAGCCACAACGTTTGTTGGTACAGTATCTACATCCTGAAGGAGTTAACCATGGCATTCACTAAATCAGCCGACGGCATTGCCAAACAAGGCAAAACCAAAGGCAAAAACCTCGGCGACAGCGGCCCCACAGTCAAAGAGATGATGGGCGGCAAACCCGGCAAGAGCGGTGGGGGTAAAACCAACGCCGACATGAAAACCATGGGTCGTGGCTTGGCCAAGATCGCCGCTCAAAAGCGAGGCTAATATGGCAACCTTCAGCAAAAAAATGATGGGCAAAGAGGTTGGTTCCGCTAGCGTCTACGCCAAGCCACACACCATGGCAGGCAAGGCCGTCAAAGCCACAACCAACCCCGGTAAAGAGCCGAACCGTAGCGACCTAAGCACGGTGGATGCGAGCGTCGGCAACATCGACAAGTCCAAGGGCGAATACCCCACCAAGACCAGCGGCATCAAAACCCGCGGTAACGGCGCAGCTACCAAAGGCGTAATGGCCCGCGGCCCGATGGCATAAAGACATGACGTACAACGAACTCGTCACCGCGGTTCAAGACTATTGTGAGAACACGTTTCCCACGGTAGACATGAACACGTTCATTCGGCAGGCTGAGCAACGCATTTACAACACGGTTCAGATTGCCAACCTGCGTAAGAACATGACGGGGTCTTTAACGACCAACAACAAGTACCTGAGCGCCCCTACTGATTTTCTGTCGGCATATTCGTTGGCGGTAATTGATAACGATGGCAACTATCAGTACCTGTTGAACAAGGATGTCAACTTCATCCGCGAGGCGTACCCCACCCCGTCGGCCACCGGCTTACCAAAATATTACGCTATCTTTGGCCCGGTTTTGAACGACTCTACGGAGCTCTCCTTTATAGTGGGCCCTACGCCCAGTGCAAACTACGGTGTTGAACTTCACTTTTACTACTACCCCGAGTCGATTGTGACGGCCGGAACGACTTGGTTGGGTGATAACTTTGATTCCGCGTTGCTCAACGGCACCATGGTCGAAGCCATTCGGTTTATGAAGGGTGAGGCCGACATGGTCAAGCTGTACCAAGACATGTACCTCCAATCTATCGCCTTGCTCAAGAACTTGGGTGATGGCAAGCAACGGATGGATGCGTATCGCGATGGCCAAGTTCGGGTACCCGTTTCATGACCAGTATTGTTCAAACCCAGACCACCAGCTTCAAAAAAGAGCTGTACGAGGCCGTTCACGACTTCGTTACCGATACGTTCAAAATTGCTTTGTATACGGCCAGCGCCAACCTTAACGAAGCCACGACTGTGTACAGCGCAACTAATGAAGTGACTGGGACGGGGTATGTGGCGGGGGGCGTAGTTCTCACGGGCACAACCGTTGGGTCGAGCGACTACACGGCGTTTGTGAACTTTGCCAACGCAGCGTTTAATGCAGCCGTGACTGCGCGATGTGCTCTAATTTACAATGCCTCCAAAGGTAACAAGTCAGTTGCGGTGTTGGATTTTGGGTCGGACAAAACATCGGCAAGTTTTCTTGTTACCATGCCGTCCAACACGGCAACGACCGCATTAATTCGGTCTTCAAATTAAGAGGTAGCCTATGGCAAACGAATTTTCTAATTTTGGTGACCATGCAGAAGTTACCATGCAATCCAAGGCCTCTGGCAATGAGTCCGTGGGTATCGAGGGTCACTACCATGTGGTGTGCCGTGATGCCGCAGGCAACCTTAAATGGGAAGAGTCGTTTCTCAATTTAGTCAATGCCGTGGGCAAACAGTTGATGCTGGACACTTTTCTGTCGGGCTCTGCGTACACCACTGTGGGCCCGTTCCTCGGTTTGATTTCTGGAGCCAGCCCAACCTTTGCTGCTGCGGACACCATGGTCACCCATGCGGGCTGGACTGAGTTTGTAAATTACACGGTTGGCGGCTCGGCTGTGCGCGGCACGGCGTCTTTCTCGTCTGCCACATCTACAGGCACCACGCCCACCAACGTGACCACCAAGGCCGCTACGGTCATTACCTACACCATCACGGGCGCAGGCGGAACGGTGGGCGGTTGTTTCTTGGTTACTGGCTCTGGTGCGGTAAATACGCAAAGCAACACCTCGGGCACTCTGTACAGTGCAGGCGCGTTTGCAACGGCTCGAGTCACTACTGCTGGCGACACCGTTTCCGTTACTTACAGCACGACCGCAACTTCTTAAAAGGGGGCGTCAATGCCTTTAGTCCTCTCAAACCGTGTTCAAGAAACGGCCACAGCGAACACTACTGTAAGTTTTACGCTTACGGGCGCAGTGACGGGGTTTCAGACGTTTGCCACCATTGGAAACACCAACACCACTTACTACTCAGCCACTGACAACGGGGGCAATTGGGAGGTGGGTCTTGGCACGTATTCAACCACAGGGCCAACGCTAACTCGGACCACGGTTTACGCATCCAGCAACACTGGCAGCGCTGTGACGTTTTCCGGTGTGGTCAATGTTTTTGTGACCTACCCCGCTGATCGCTCCGTTAACTTAGATGCAAGCGGCAACGCCTCTGCGCTGGGAACGCCCGTCAGCGCCACTTTGACCAACGCTACAGGCTTGCCAGTTGCTACAGGCATCTCGGGCTTGGGCTCTGGTGTTGCCACCTTCTTAGCCACTCCAAGTTCGGCCAACCTTGCGGCTGCGGTAACAGACGAAACAGGCACGGGCTCCGCAGTGTTTGCCACCTCCCCCACGCTGGTCACTCCGGCTCTAGGTACACCCTCTGCGCTGGTGGGTACAAACATCACAGGCACTGCTGCGGGTTTGACTGCGGGTAACGTGACCACCAACGCCAACCTGACTGGCGCAATCACCTCAACAGGCAACGCTACCCTGCTTGGCTCGTTTAGCTCGGCTAACTTGGCTGGTGCTTTGACGGACGAAACAGGCACGGGCTCCGCAGTGTTTGCCAACAGTCCCACCTTGGTCACTCCGGCTTTGGGCACACCAGCATCGGGTGTGGTGACAAACCTGACAGGCACAGCCTCCATCAACATCAACGGCACTGTGGGCGCTACAACAGCCACTACGGGTGCATTCACTACGCTGGCTGCTTCGGGCGATGTCACGCTGTCTGGAGGAACCGCTAATGGAGTAGCGTATTTAAACGGCTCTAAGGTTGTTACAAGTGGTTCTGCGCTTACTTATAATGGTACTGATATTACATTTAGCGGCAATTTATTTGGTGCTGTTGGTTCAGGTTATTGGGTAAGTGGAGCAGGTTCTTACAACGCTGGTATTTATGGCGATGCAAGTGCAGGAACATCACTTAGATTCCAAGCAAACGGCTCCGAACAAATGCGCCTGACCAGCACAGGTCTGGGTATTGGGACGAGTTC